AGCTTGGCGATGAGCATTTCCGGGTCGATGCTCGTCAGCGCCCCAAACCAGCCGGAACGGAAGAACTGCTCAATACGCCTGCGCTCATACTGCGCTGAACGGTTGTTGGGATTCATAGAAAGAGTACGCAACGCCTTGCGGTAATCTTTGACCGCCTGAAGAATGATGGCGTTAGCCAGATTATTATAATTGTCAATCATATGTGACACGCTCCTAAACTTTATTTTTTGAAGAAGCAGTGTCGCATTGTTAGCATTGTATATGTAAAGCACGGATGCGTTGTTTTCATAATCATTGCAGGGAGCCGTTAATAACAGCTCGCACCTCGTCAACCGAACGGACTACCGAAGCGGTGCCGCCACAGGCGAGGATTTTACGAATAGTTGCCTCTTGCAGTTTTGTTGTTTTGCCGACCGGTGTTTTTACTTCAAATGCGTAAAACTTGCCATCAATACAGGCAATGATATCCGGAATGCCCGCTGTGCCGTATATTCCGCCATGCTCTTTCCAAGCGAAGCACTTCGGCACGGTTTTTAAATAGCGAAGGATTTTAGATACGATTTCTTTTTCAGACACATGATCCTCCTTGTAACTTATTTGCAGCTTGTAACCTCGTAACCTAGAAATATATAGGTGTGCATATATTTACACGCACACACGCGCTCGCGTATGGGGAATTGTTGCGCTCGCGTGTATACCCATAATTTTAGAAGTTACAAAGTTACAAAAGATAAGAAAACTCAAATTGTGCTTGTATATAGCGGTTTTTGGGCGTAACTTTTCTTGTAACTTTTCCTCTTCGGGAAGTTGCGTATTGGCCTGTGAGGTTACATTTACACTGTTCATAGCGGTTCTATCTCTGTGATCTCAAAGCCGGACACATCACATCGAGCCTTCAACAGCTCATAATTGAGTGTCCAAACACGCCGATTTTCTGATCCGATGCGTTTTTGCACATTGCTTTCAAGAAAATAATCCGAGTGAGCCAGCTGCTTTTTAAACTGTGCGTAGGTCAGTGTTTCGCCGACAACGGCGTAATCCTTGCGGTATTTGGTATATTTGTCGTATACGGGGTTGAGCCGAAGCGCCAACACGGTGTCACCATCGCAGAGGGTGTATTCACTTTTTGGATCCAGCCCCATGCGCGACATTATTTCAAGCGTCTGCTCGACCACGCTTTTATTGCTCAAGCCGCCATCAAGCAAATATTCCTTTGCCGCAAATTCGATGTACTTTGTGCAGCGTTCAAGGTTATGTGGGAGTGCCTCATGCCAAGTAAGACCGAGCGACTTGCATAGCTTTTCGAGTAGCCGCAAACCGGTTACCATACAGGCAAGGTTATTAACGATACGCGACGGAAGCTCCTTGCTGAAGCATCCAAGCGCTTCCTCATACCATGAATAACATTCGTTTACAGTTGTTTTCAGTGCGATATTCAATAAACTATGCCCGAAGCTACCGAGCATATCGGCACATCGGCATAACTCTTGAAAAGTCGTACGATATCCTACGGGTTTCAGGTCTTTCTTGGAAAATAAAAGCTCGATGCTGCGTTCCCTGATTGCAGCTTCATCTGCCGATTCCTCACCGGCGACCACAAGCGGGGCGAGAAGCTCATAACTTACAATGCTTTGGTCGGCGCGTCCACGAATACCTTCTTGACCATCATAGCTGTTACGAAAATGGTTCAGTAGCGCATCAAGTCGATATTTGTCAATCTTTGACGGCTTGAATTCATCCAGTGCCATCGGAATGACATTAGAGGATGCCGCGTCTTTCATCAGAGTGAATGCCGTCGTCTGGCCGGCTGCGATGATTTTTGCTCTTGAAAAGACGGGCATAATAACCCGCTCCAGCGTATTGCTTTTGCCGCTGCCTGCTTCGCCGATGAGCATAAGATGAGGAAACTTCACATTCTTCTTTCGCAGATGCTCTTTTATGAAACAACCACATATCCATGCTAATATTGAAGTCGTTTTTGCAGGTTCGTTGTAGGACATCAGCTTTTCACCTAATTTCTGAAGCTGGGCCGCCGTTAAGGGCTTTGCTGACAGAATACTACTGTCAATGCTGCGGTACTTTTCGAGTTGAATGATGTTATCGACATCTGTACCGTTCGCGTCAACCGCACCGTCCATAGAAACAAATACCATCTCTTTATCATGCTCGTAGATACCCATGGCCTTAACGCCTTTTTTTACAGGCCAGTCTAATTCGGAGATATATGCTTTGAGCAGTTCCAAATCACCATCAGAGCCGGTGTAGCTTAGAGCAATGGTGCGCTTGTTGAGCGCATTTTTGAATTTCTGCTGGTTGGCAAAATCCGTTGTCATGAAGGTCAACCGGTATGTCTCACCGCGCACGGTTACGAGGTCAGCAGTAAGTTGTGTTTCCTCATCGGCAACAATCATTTCAACCGGCATAAACACGAAGTTTGTAAGCAGATAGATGTTGTCGTTTCTCTTGCGGTAATATTGTCCCTTATACTCAAATACAGCTGCGTCACCGCCGGGAGCGTATACATCTTCGGTGATGTCACAGGCCTTTGACAGCGTTTCTTCACCATAGGTTGCTCCGCTGGCATGATGCCGCGTATCCCATTTTTCACGGAACAGGCCGCTTTGCCGAAAGAGCCTATCCATCTGCTCTTTGTTCTTGCCAGACCAGAACGCCAACTTGCAGCAAAGAGCCATGTCCGCTTCGGACTGACTGGCGTAGTTCTCTTGCCACTCACCTTCCCAGAGCTTCGTAAATGCCTCGCCGTTTTCGGCATTCTTTGCAAGCTCTAAAAGGTCATCGTCTGTAAGCTGAACGGATGTATTCTTTTGCGACTTTTTCTTTTTTCTTTTGGGAGGGCGGATATATGTTTCGTGAATCCATTTAAGCGTTCCGTTATCCTCGGCGACGGTATTAATAGCACAGTCAAGCTTATTTCCGGTCATGGTGAAGTAGCGGGTATGCTCGTACATTTCCACGCCGGTCTTGGTATTCTTGTTGCCGGTACCGGGTATTTTGCCTTTATAAAAAAGATGAACGCCGGTGCCGGAGGGCGAAAACTCCATGTATGTTGGTTGCCTTGCGATAATAGCCTTGGCCGTATCGTTAAATGTCTTTGTTTCGGGGTCATAACAATGATCAATGTCTACACCCACAAAATCATCGTCCTTAGAGAACATAAAGCCCACACCTGTAAAACCATAACGTTCCACTGCATCGACGGCAGTTGCATAATCCGTCCATGTCGCCGGGTTATTGGATGCAGCACCCTTGCCTGATACCGGGTTAAACGGCATCTTTTTATCCTTGCCGCCATCCTTATCGGGGATGAGCCGCCAGTTGACCCATTGCTTTCGTTCCATCAGCTCTTTTGGATAGGTCATATTGTTTTCACCTCACAGTCTTCCGTAAAATACCGAATCAGCATGTTGTGTTTCTGTGCTTTGCGTATTTCGTAGCTCATGCCTTCGGATACGGTATCACCAAAAACCCACAACTCCTGGCATTTTCCGAGCAGGACACGCCCGAAGAAAAGACCGAGCTTACGGCTGTCCGGATCGTGCTCATCCATAAACTG